CTCGATCTTGTCGGCGGCGACGTGCAACGCCGCAGCCAACAGCGCACCCGAATCAGCAGCCTCGTCAAGCTTGTCGCCCAACTTGTCCGACAGCTCGGCGGCGTCCTTCAGCCCCGCCGTCTTCGCCAAGAAGTCAAGGGTGAACTTCATCTGCTTGTCAGCCAAGGATCTCACCCACCTTGTCCAGAATGAAGTCGGGCAACAGCTCGTCGACCGTCGATTGCATCAACTCGGTCGCATCGGTCCAGGTGCCCTTACCGCGGGTGCGACCGGTGGACATCGGAGCCTTGTTACTGAAGGTTCGCGGTCCCCACGGAGTGCGCAGCGTCCTATTGAACGCCATCCCGCGCCGACCGCCTTTCCCCTTGGGCACCTTGCCCGGCTTGCGGCCGGACTCCAGGACCCGGGTCGGGCCCCCCGCCCTCGGGGTTGGGCGGACCACCATCGCCCCGCCCTCCAGGTCGTAGCGGGCGCCGAAGCGGGCCTTCGGCCACCCGGACAGAACCAGGTCTCCGCCGGCGTCCGCCTTGACGGCCTTCTCGAAATCCTTCTTGGCCGGAACGCCGAGCCTCGACAACATCGCCTCACGCCCCTTCTGGTCGAACTGGCGCGCAACCAACAACAGATCGGCAGACAGCTTCGACAGATCAGCCGGCGTCGACACGGGCGTCAGGCAGTCAGTCTGATGAACTGGCCGGTCGTCGGCCATGTGTACTGCATCACGACCAGGTTGCCGACCTGCACCTGCATCGGCTTGTAATCGTTGATGTAGACGGCACCGACGAACGACGGGTTCGACGTCCCCCGGGCGGCCGAGGTGGGCTTCACGTCGAAGTAGGTCAACGACTGGGCGGCAAACAAGGTGTACAGCTTGTCGTCGAGGAGGCCGGTGGCGAAGTCGTTGAGCAACGTCAACGTCAAGGCACCATCCTTCACACCGGCGTAGCGGACCTTGAAGCCGGCAGACCCGAACGTCTCACCGTCCTTCTGCTCGGAGGACATCGGCACCTCAACCGACTGGCAGTACGAGGTGACATCGATGTAGGTGCCGGACCCGGAGTTGATCGTCCCCGACGGCGTCGCCGCCGCACCGGGGGCGGTGCCGGTCCAGGCGGTGCCGAGCAAAATGGTTGAGGTAGTGGCAACGGAAATGGCCATGAGTGGTTACTCCTTGGGCTTGCGGGGGGTGGTGGTGGGCTTGGGCTTGTCTGCGGTGAACAGATCGGGGCGGGCAGTGATCATCGGATGATCGGCAGGCACCGACACGGCGGGCGTGAACGACTCACCGAAATGGGAGAACGCAACGGTCGGCCACATCAGACGATCCCGAAGTAGCAGGCAAACGAGAACGTCACCGAGGCAATCGTCGCCGTCACCCGCCAATAGGTTTCCGTCGACAAGTCGCCGGCAACCGACAACAGTTGGGTGCTGATCGCCGAAGTCGTAGCGAACGTGATCCGGTCGGTGGCCGACGTGAAACCCGAGTTGTCGTCGGACTGGACCTTGACGACAAGGTTCGTCCCGGCAGCCTCCGTCACCTGCAACAACGCATACAACGACTGGCCGGACCCGGGGCCAGTGAGGGCGACAGCGGTGCCCGTCAGCCCCGAAGTCGTCCTCGACGCCAACGGGGCACCCACCTTGCCCGACAGAACAAACGCGCCCGTCGACTGGAGCTCGACCCCGAACGGGGCCAGCTCCCCAACCGACGAACCCGCCGTAGAGATCGAAGACAACCGGCCAGAACCGAACTGGCACCAGTCGCCGGCGGCGACGTCATAACCACTTGAAGGCAACGCAATCGACACCGCCTTCGACAACCCCAGATCGGCAGGCGTCAACAAGGCAGACACCCCGACGAGTTCCTCGTGGTCGGCATACCCGTCGAGCTTCCACGACCCGTCACGCACACCAGGCATGCGGCGCATAAACCCGCGGTCACCGAACGTGCGGCGCTCCTTCAACTCGAACGAACCGGGGGCGTCACCTATCGTGCCAACCCACCCCGAAACGTCGAACGTGTCGACAATGACCTGCGCGGCCGTAACAACACGAGGGGCCATCAGCCTCTCCTCTCAAAGATCGTGATCCCGAACACGGCAACCAGCTCGTCGCCCCGGTCGGTCATCTCCTCACGTGGGGCCGACACCTCACGGGCGAGCCCGTGATGGATCAGCCCACCGAACGTCGGGTCGGCACGCAACAGGTCGAAGATCGCCACAGCGTTGTCAGTCCCGAGCAACTGGTACATGTGCCGGTAGGCAGGCTCCAGACCACCCGCCGTCGACAAGCGCACCTCAAGATCGAACGACACCTCGGCGATACCCGTCGCACCGAAGGTGCGGTCGTAGGTGATGAACGGCGACACGGGGATAATCGTCAAAGCATCGAGGGCGTACGCCCGATCAGGGAAGGCGTAGACGTTCAGACCGGTTGGCGACAGCTGGGCGGCGATCGCCTCGACCATCGCCGTCGGGTCGATCATGCGACACCGGCCCAGGACTCGAACCGACGCAACGGCTCGAGCAGTGAAGCAATCTGGCGGTTCTCCCGCAGACGCACCGCCCCGAACTCGCCGAACGAAGCGATATCGCCCCGCAGTTCGCGAGCAAGCATCAGGTCCTTGGCGAGCATCTTGCACGCCTCGATGGCCCCCGCCGGCTGAGCGGCCCACCCCCAGGCGGCGGTGACCGTCACCGTTGCCAGCACGTCATCGGTGATCCAGTAGGCGTTGTAGCGGGCGAGCTGGGTGTAGGGCACGGTGCGGCCCACCTCGTCGCGGTTGTTCAGCGGCTCGGCGACGAAGTCGACGTTGACCGTGAGTGTCGCCCCGTCCTCGACGACGCTCGTGATCGTCGTGCAGTCGTTGATCGACAGGCGCCGTGAATGCGGCTCGGGGCGGAAGGTGCGCGCCGAGGATGTTGAGGCCACAGCGAAGTCACGGCCGCAATGCGAATAGATCGCCTGGTGCGCCGCGGCCAAGGCGTTCGCCGCCCTGTCCTGTGACACCGCCCCGGCCACATCAGGCAGGACATAGGCGATGAACTCGGCATCGGAGACAAGAGCCATCAGTGAGCCTTCGGGCGCCCACGAGGCTTAGGAGCGGCAGGCACCACCCGCTCCGGTGGTGCGTCGGTGGTCGACTCGACCCCGACCCCGAAGCGGGCCAACTCAGCGTCAACCTGCGCTACACGACCAAGCAAGCCACGACGGGCGTAGCCTTCGCGCTCTGTCAACAGTGCATCGACACGAGACATGAAACCTCCTTGAGGTGGATGAGTGGGACACCCGGAGTCGAACCGGGCGGCGCCGCATGTTGCGCGGCGCCTCCACCTCTGGCGTCCCTGCCGACTAGAAGGTCGGCGTGACCAGGCCTGTGCCGTTGATCCGGGCGTGGGCGCTCGTGTAGCGGGACACCGTGTAGGCAAAGTCCTTGTAGGCGACGAACAGGACGCCAAGACTGGCGGCGTTGGTCTGCTCGGCACGGATGAACACCACCGGGTCCTCCCACAGGTGAACTTCCTCGGCGGTCACCGCGTAGATGGCGTCCTCGTTGGTGCCTGCGCCAAGGTTGGTGGCGATGTTGGCGTCTACGATCACCGGCAGACCGGCGAGGAACCCGGAGGCGCCCTTGCCGTACTCGGTGGTGTTCACGGACCCGCCAGACTGGGGACCTGCGCCGACCAAGTTCACGAACGGGAAGTTCGTCCCCACGTTCGACGCCAACCACCAGAACCGGCGAGGATGCATCACCAGATGGGACACGCCGCCGTAGTAGCCGGTCTGCACCTGCTGGATGGCGTCGAACAGCTTCGGCCACAACTCGGCCGCCGTGGGGCTGGCGTCGGTGTAGGCGATGTCCAGGTTCGCGTCGGTCACCGCGTTCAGGCCGGTGGTGGCCTGGGTGATCATCGTCGAATCGAGGTTCGTGTCGATCGCCCCGAGCAGGTCGCCGAGCACCACCGATTCGATGCCGGACCCACGGTTGAGGGCCTGCACGCTCACTGTCTGCTGACCGGCCGACGTGAGCACGTCCATCGTCAACAGGGTGTCATCCATGTTCGTTTCGGAGGCGGCGTTGTTCTGGGTCTGCAACGCGGCCGAGGTGGCGGTCGTCAACTTGGAGATGCTGACGGTCATCCCCGAAGCGGGTAGCGGGTGCTTGTTGGCGATGTCAGCCAGCGGACGGGCGGCACGGCGGGTCGTGGCCACCATGTCGACGAGGTATTGCGGGACCACCAACCCGGCGAAAGCCGAGGTGGCGACGGCGCGGGACTCGATCCCTGGACGCTCGACACGCTCCTCAGCCATGTGCCGAGAGAGGCGCTGGGCCGCCCCCTGGTCGTTGAACCGCTGGGCGGCGGCGACGTCGGCGAGGAAGTTCAGCCCGTCGCGGCGCTCTGCGTCGGGGTTGTATGTGCGGGCCTCGGAACGCACGTGGGCGCCACCGGCAGGAGACGGGCGGCTGGCGGCCTCGCTGAACTTGCGGGCCTCGATCGCTTCGAGTTCGGTCACCCGAGCCTGGAGCTGGTCGATCTCGGCGTCGGCCGAAGTGATCTTCGCCCGGGCCTCGGCGAACGCGGTCGCTTCGGTGTCGTTGAGGTCACGCTGCTCGGAAGCAGGCGCGGCGAGGATGGCGTCGAGTTCTGCCTTGGCGGCGAGACGCTCGGCGATGCGGCCCGAAAGCTGGGCGCGCAACTGGGTCAGGAAATTGTCAGGCATCAACCTGCTCCTTTATGGAAGGGGGGTGTTGGGGATGCCGGTACGGGTGAGCTTCAGGTGCCCTCAGGTGCCCGATCGATAGGGGCGGCGTGAGGGCGGCGTGAGCCCGGCGCAAACCGGGGAGGGCGTCAGACGGCCAGAAGGGCGGCCTGCGCCAAGGCGAGCGAGAGGGGGAACCCTGCCCGCCCGACGATCTCGGGGGTTGCGGAACGGGCGCCGATGATCGTCGCCTTGTTCGCCGGATAGGTCACGGCTGACACATCCCACAACCTCAACTCAAGGATTCGCCGTTCGGTGTAATCGCCGTTCCACTCCTGGCGGATCACCTCGAAGGCGAAACTGCACTGATCGACGTCACCCCTGTCGATCGCCGACAGAAGCTCGACCACACGGGGGTTCCGCTCGTCGAGCGACACCACCTCGAAACGAAGCCCGATGTCATCGGCACTCAGGGTCATCGTGTCCACCGACAGGCCACGGGAACGGGCCTGGGGGATGCCCTCGTGGTTCACCAAGAAGCGCACATCGTCACGCTCTGCCAGAGACTTCGACGCAGCGCCGCGGACGATCGTCTCCACCCACCCGTAAGGCGGACCGCCGGCAACCTCATACGGCACGTCCCATGTGGTCGCGTAACCGACCACCCCACGAGAGCCGTCGTCGTTCGCCCTCAGCTCGACGTCACGGGCGCGCACGTCGACAAGCCGGTTGTTCCTGGTGGCGACGATCTGGGCGTCGATCAGGTCATCATCGGAAAGGGCCAGCCGCGCCCTCACCACGTCAGGAAGCAGAGTTCTCATCGGGCACCTCGATCAGGGGAAGGGAAAGCTGGGCGGACCGGACTTGCACCGGGTCGGGCTTTACGGCGGGCTTGAACTCGTCGCCACCGGCCAACGGCGCCAGGCGCTCCAGGCGGCGCATCTCGTTCACCGTCAACAGCGGGGTGCCGGACAGCGAACCGATCTCCGTGGCGGTCTTGTAGTTCACGAACCTCGCCGCCTGATTCGCCCTCAAGAACCCGTCGAAGTTGAACCGCAACACCCGGTCACGCCCACCAGGCAGCAGTGTCGACAACGCCGACTCCAGCGGCGTCACATACCGGGCCAGACCGCCAACCCTCCAGGCGTCGTTCTGGTCGGCGACGTTCTGGTACGTCACAGACGAGCCCGACACAGCGAGAGCGATCTTCGACGGAGGCACACCGAAGATGCGCGCCACGTCCTCACCCGAGTAGCGCATCGTCTCCAGGAACTGGGACTCGTCAGGGTTCACCTGCCAACGGTCGAGCTTCATCGACTTCGGCAGAATCAGCAGCTCACGGTTGCCGCGCATGATGTCCAACAGGCGGGCCTTCAACGCCTTCGCGCCTTCGGCCCCGGGGTCGTGGTCCGTGGAGCCGACCATCGTCGGATGCCCACCGTCACCGAAGAACCTGGCACCGAACTCCTGAGCCGCCAGCCCCACCCCGATCGACTCAGCATGGAACTCGACAGGCGACATGCCATCAGGGCGGGCGGCCGTCACATACAACGGGCAATGCCACAGGCCCCCCCTCGGCCACCGATCGACAGGCTCGTTGTCGACGAACGTCAACCACGACTTCGAGCGGCGGTCGAACTGCCAACGCACCGAGGACGGATCGACCAGCGACAACCCGACAGGCTCACCACCACGGCCGAGCTCGACCCAGGCGTACGCCTTCCCCTGACCCGCCAACGTCCACGCCTGCGCCCAGACCCACGACGCCCACGGCACACCAACCTGAGGCTCATCGAACATGGCAGGAGGATCACGGCGCACCATCCCACCCGAGGAACGAGTCGACTCCTCCAGCGGCAACTGCTGCACCGCCTCGGCGATCGCAGCACGACACGCCCACACAGCCGAATGTCGATGCGCCGACTCGTCGTTCACCGTCACCCCAGCAGCCGTCCACGTCGAACGACGATGACCGGCGATCAGCGAGGCAGCATCGTCACGACGCTCACGGAACAGGACGCTCACTGGCGGGCCAGCCCACGGGCGAACAACAGGCCGAAACCGCCGGCAACGGCCAGGCCTGCCGGCACGGACCACAGCACGGCGCCCACGGACACGGACACGGCAGACACCACCTCGACCACGGAGGCCACGGAGTCACGAGACACGCACACCCCCTCGGGGCTAGTAGACAAAGAACTCGGGCGCAGGCATCGTCGAAGCGACAAACGTCGCCAACGTCGCCGCCACCAACAACGACACATCACCACCAGGGCGACGGCCGAAACGCCACGTCTCACCAACCGGCTGCTTCACCGCCACCTCGAGCGCACGATCCAACCGAGGATCAGAACGCACCAGCACCCGCCCATCAGCGATGCCGTCATAGAACGCACCCGACGCCTTCACCGCATCAGCAGTCGGCAACTCCTCCGCACCCACGATCCCGCAAGCAGCAGCAGGAGACCTCGCCTCCACCACCACCCGCCCACCATGAGAGGAACGCAGCTCGTCACACCTCGACGCCAACCAGCCGGTACCGGTCCGATACTCGACCACCTCACACACCGTCACCCCGTCGACTACCGCCGACGCAACAATCCCCGCCCACTCACGGTCGGGCGAAACCTCCACCACAAACACCACACCAGGCGACCCCATCGGCGTTACCGTCGGCCGACAAGCGGCCCGCCACGCCACCTCGGGGATCACCCGCTCCGCGGAGCGGGACATCTGATTGCCGAAGGCCCGACGCCACTCACCATCCGTCATCGTCTGACGGGCGTGAGCGACCTCCTCTTCGCGGATCGTGAACCCGAGTGCGGGCATGTGCTGCCACCACACACGAGGGTCATCGACGTCCTCGTCCTCAGGGATCGACCACTCGAAATAGGCGATCCCTGACGTTCGGCCCTCCATCGCCGCGGAGCGGCCGACCATCACCTTGCGGTTCAGGTACACGGCGGCATCGGTGCCCATCGTCGACCCGATCAACAACTGGGCGTCCGGGCGGGTGATCATCGCCGGCAACAACGACTGCTCCCGCCGATCGTCCACCTCGTCAAAGGCCTCGTCGATCTCGCCGAGATCCACGATCTTGCCGTGCCCCGCAGACACCGACGAGGCCAACACGTCGATCCGTGACCCGTTCTTCCACGCCACACCCTCGGACCCCTGCGCCCTCGACACCCGACGCACCGCCTGGAACAGGGGGGAACCCTGCAAGATCGGCACCTGGTCATCGAGCAATTTCTTGCGCGCGTCCGACCCCGACTGCGCCGTGTACGCCACCCGCTGAGGAATAGACCTCAATGTGCACCGCTCCACCGACCACACGAGAAACAATGTGGTCTTACCCTGCTGGCGCATCAGTGTGAATATGACCTCACGAAATGCCGGAGAACCGTCAGGTAGAACCTCGCCGCCGACGTCCGCTATCAGACGCTGATGAGGCATCAGCGGGTGGCCGAGAGCGTCTCCCACTCGCGCTATCTGCACTCCCCGGGTCTGCCGATTCGGCGACCGAGGAGTCGCGAACCGGGGAGGCGCCAAGCTCTGCCAGGAGTCGGGTGAACGCATCGTCATCGCCGTCACCCACCCCCCTCACCACATCGAGCGCCGCCCGGTACTGCCCCCACAAAGCGGCATTCGTCGGGTCGGCGTCGACTGCTTCGCCGAGCATCGAGGCCGCCACCAGGTGCGCCTCATCCGCCGGCGACACCGACTCACGACCCCGCATATGGGCAACAAGTGCATCAGCAGCCAAGCGGTTCGGGCCAGGCACCGGATCGAACCTCACCTCGCCGTAGAGGGTCCACACAAGGCGGGCAGACGGAGACTCAGGACGGGGCATCGCTCACCACCTCTGCGCCGAGGGGGCGGCCGTATCGGCCAACGCCGCCGTCAACTGGGCCACACGCCGGTTGTACCGGCCGGCGTTACACGGGCGACACGACGCCCGAAGGTTGTCAGGGTCGAGCCGGGCGCCACCCTCGATGAGGGGAACGATGTGGTCGACCTCCTCGGCAGCGCCGGTACACCTCGGGCCACGAACCATGCACCGGCCGTCCCGTGCCAGGATCAGGGGGCGGACCTTTACCCAGTCGTGATCGTATGCGCCGCTCACGGCCACCCCCTCGACCGCTAACCCCGCTGGTGTCCTGTGGACAACCTGTGGACAACTCCAATACCTGCTTGTGGATAACGTTTCGCCGCAGTCCTAGTTGTCCACAGGTTATCCACAGGCACCCGGTACGGCAAGCCTCTGACCAGGGGGGATATGGAAACCGGGGTCTTCCGTTTCTGTGGATAACTCTAAAACTTCCCTGTGGATAACTTCGCGAGTGCCTGTGGATAACTTCAGTCTCAACAAGCCAACGGACGCGCAAGAGGCGCCCCGCCGACACGGAACGCCTCACTTATCTCACGGTATCAGCCTTTCGAGCCGTTGTCACGCATACCCGCTGGCCAGGGGTTTGGAACATCTGGAACATCGGGCTCAGGCCGCCGGCTGCTCGTCGGCCAGGGCAGGCAACCCGTGCCGCCTACGCCACCTGCCGAACCGGATACGGCACCGATCGCACAGCCCACTGGTGCCGTTGCGTGGCAGGTCGGAGCACTCGGGGTCGGCCCACCCGTCGTCGAGGTCGGTATCGCCCTTAACCCACACCAGGTGGTTGCCCTCCAGGCCGAAGGACGAACACCTCGGCCGCTCGTCGGTGCCCTCGGGTGGCAGACGCCTGCCGAGGTTGCGACGGGCGATGGTGGCAGCGGAGTGGGCGATGGCGGCGATCGCTGTCAGATCCTCGGTCACCTGGTCGATGTCTGCCCAGAACTGGGCGCGCTCGACTCCTGCCCGTTCGGTGGACGATGTGCCACCACTGGTACGCCCACCGGCCGTGTCACCCCTCAGCGGCCAACCGTCGGCCGATTGGCCGAGTTCACGGCGTGCGTGGTCGAGGAGGTCGGCCTTGAGGTGGATCAGGTTCTCGACGAGCCTCAGGACCGCCCAGTCCTCCGGGCGGGGCTTGGGGCGGGATTCCATGCCGATTGTCACTTGCGTGCCTCCTGGGGGCTTGTGGGGGGTCCTGACGGGCGACGGCCTGCGCCTGGGGCGCAACCGGGTTGACACTGGGGTGAGCATGACCACCCTTTGCCGGCTTTGATCTCGGCGGTGGTGGTGGGGGCCATGTGGAGGTCGCACCAGCAGACCATGAGCAGTTCGCTGCGTCGGCGTGGGTAGGTCACGGTTGGCCTCCGGTGGTGTCGAGGGCGGCAAGGGTCGGGCAGGGCCAGGGGCGCAGGCACTCCCGGCACCGGGGCGGTGAGCCGGGCAGGCGGGCGTGGAGGGAGCGCACGGCATCGATGGCGTCACGGAGTGTGGCGACGCTCACGGTCGGCCTCCCCCGTCGATGAGCCAGTCGAGGATCGACTTCGCCGGCGGTGGCGGGTCGAGGGTTGCCTGCCGCTTGGCCATCGGGCCGGCGGTGAGTGGCGGGTCCCGGTCGGCCATGAGGGGGTTGTACTCCTCGAGGGTGATCGCCGTCCACGGCGGGTCGTCGTGGTGGTGCCGGGCGCTCATCCGAACAGCTCGCTGTCGTCCGCGGGTTCGCGGGTTTCGCGGGTTTGTCTGACCCTGTCCGTACTATTTTTTTCTGTGGATAACTTTTCTTCCCGCGAGACGGGGCCACTAAACCCGCGAAACCCGCGCTCATCATCGTCGGTGCAGGTCACGGAGTTTTCGGGGCGCGGGTTTCTATGACCCCCGCGGGTTTCGCGGGTTTCTTTCGGGTCGATTTCTGCGTGTTTCGGCTCGTCCCCCTCCTCCTCGGACCGCGGGTTTCTCGCGTCGCCGTCGTCGGACCGCGGGTTTCTCGCGTCGTCGGAACGCCCGTGGACGGCCCAGACAACGACGCGACGACGGTCCTGGGGAAGCTCCACGAGGTGCAATCCGTCCTCCCCGTAGTGCCTTCCGGCCCGCTTGGCGAGGGCCCGGCCGAGTCGTTTCGTGAACGATCCGCGGTCGAGTTGGTCGGCGAGATCGTCCGGGAGGGCGTCGCGCAGGTTGCCACCGGTGATGTCCGTGATCTGCGCGTAGATGTCCTTGGTGGTCTGAGGGGCGTCGCCGAGGCGGTCGAACCAGGCGGTGAGGAAGGCCTCCCACGCCCCGGCCTCGCGGTCGGCGGATGCGTGGAACTCGCTGAGGTTGGCGAGGAAGTGGGTGACCCCGGCGTGATGCAGGATGCCTCCGATGGTGTGGACCCAGGCGGCGTACCCGCCCATAGCCGGCAGTTCCTTGGCTTGGGGTCTGCCGGCTGCCCACCAGGAGGAGACGATGGTGCACATGGCGTGGAGGAGGTGCGCCCGGTTGTCGAGCGCCCACTGGTCGAGGTTGTCGTGTTTCCAGCCGGTGCGCAGCCAGGGTTGGGCCTGGCGTGCGTCGAGGCGGATCCGGTAGCAGCGACGGGCGAGGTCGCCGCCGACGTCGATGTTGTTGCCGGTGGCCGCCCAGGTGGCCCGGTTGGGCACGTTGACGATCTCGGTGCGCCCGAGGGTCCTTCCCTGCCAGGTGTCGGCGGTGAGGACGGCGGCGAGGACTGGCGATCGGATGGTGCCGTCAACGTTGTCGAAGACGACGACGGTGCTGCCTGCGCTGAGGATGGCCGTCACCTTCTTCTCCAGCTCGGTGTCGTCGGTGGGCCAGGCCATGAGGGCGGCGGGGTGGCCGGTGGTGACGATGGAGCACACCTTGACCAGCAGCCCCTTGCCGGTGCCCGGTTCGGGGGCGTCGATGAGGGCCATCGGGACCTGGCCGACGATGGCGCGGATGAGGGGGGTGAGCAGCAGCGCCCATGCGTTGGCGCGGTCGGCGGCGGTGTCCCACGGGAAGTCGGCGAGGAGCTCGTCGACGACGGCGACGGCTTGGGCAAGCTCGTCGACGGTGGGTGTGGCGGGGATCGGCTTGTAGGCGGGGCCGGTGTGCCAGTGGTAGAGGCGGGTGGCGGGGTCGTGGCCGTGGTCGGTGTGCCAGGTCCCATCGGGGCGCAGCACCGGGAGCTCGACGACGCCGGTGAGGGTGGGGTACGGCCAGCGGCCGCAGGCGAGGAGACTGGTGGCGACGTCGAGCGGTGGCGTGGTGGCGGTGTGCTCGCCGTCATTGTTGGCACGGAACCAGTCGGCGGCCTCGGCGAGGGCGAGTCGGGCGTGGTCGGTGCGCAGGGTCTCGATGAGGGGGCGGCGGTTCTCGTCCTCCCGGAGCCGGACGAGTTGGCCGGATCGCACGAAGATCACGGGCGGTGTGTTGTGGAGGCGGATGGCGTCGATGGCGTCGGCGAGGACGTCGCCGTGTTGGCGGCCGTTGTGGACGATGCCGGGCCGTGCCCGGGGCGCCTCGCTGCCTGCCGTTTCCGGTTCTGGGCGTTCGGTTGTGGGGGCTGGCTTGGGCATGAGGGTCCTGACGGCGGCGGCGGCGGCGGGGAAGTCCCCGTTGTGGGCGTGGGCGACCTCGAAGCCCCACAGGGTGTAGGTCTGGTCGGCGGCGAGCGGGGGTGCTGAGGAGGTGAACACCTTGAGGACCTCACTGCCGCCGTAGTAGAGGCTGGCGGAGGCACCCTCGTCGCTGCCCTTACCGGGGCGGGTCCACAGCTCGTAGTAGGCGCCGCCGTTGTCGTGGTGGGTGGAGTGCAGGGTCCACCCGCGCCGGGCAAGCTCTGTCGGCCAGTCGGTTTGTGCGGCCCACCAGTCGCCGGGCAGGGGGTCGTGGGAGCAGCGTGGCCGTGGTGGCCGTCGGGGCTCGGTGGCCGTGGTGGGCGCGGTGAGCATCTCGAGTAGCCACGGTGGCGCCTGGGTGGCGGCGACGCCGTCGAGGGGGTCGTGCTCGATCTCCCATGTGTAGGCGATGCCGGTTTTGGGGTGGATGGTGGGGGCGACGACGATCTGTCCGCCTGTGCCGCGGATGTCGATGCCAACACCGAGGACGCCGCTGGCGGCGTTGCGGATGTCGTGGCCGTCGGTGGGCCAGGCGAAGAGGAGGTGTCGTCCTCCGCCACCGGTGAGGGACTCGATGGTGTCTGGTAGTGGCCCCCATTTGGCTTCGAGGGCGCGCAAGCTGTCATCTCCGCCGTGGTCGGGGTCGATGTCGACGGCGAAGAGCCCGGATTCCTGGCCGGTGACGATGCAGACCCCGTGGTCGGGGTGGCGGGTCCAATGGGTGGTGATCCGGGTCGGGTCAGTGGTGGCGTTGGTTTGCCACGCGGGCATGCCGTAGGGGTGCTTGTACCCCGGGGGGATGGGGTGGACGCGCCAGCCGCGGGCGGCGTAGGCGAGGGCGTAGGCGAGGGGCGTCATGTCGGCTGGCTCCTCTCGCGCCTGGCCCTCATGTAGGCGGTCCATGCCGCCCGGCACGCGGCGCATCGGCAGTCGAGGCTCTGGTATCCGTTGGCGGTGCCGTGCCTGGGGTCGGCGGTGTCCGCGGCGAACTCGGTGCAGGATGGCCGAGGCCTGTAAGGCCGTATACCGGCAGTCAGCGGGTCTCCTTTGCGGCGCCAGCGGTTGTAGTGCGCAAGGCACCACCCTCGTGCTCTCGCCGGGCGGTCGCAGCCGTCGATGGCGCATTGCTTGTCGAGGATCACTCCCCCACCCCTTCCACGGTGTCGGGCACATCCGTCGCCCCATACCGGTCCCATAGTTGGGCGAGCCGGGCGGCGACCACGGGGAGGGTGCAGACGGCGACGATGAGCCCGCCGTCGATGATGACGGTGGGGTTGACGACGGCTACTGCGGCG